TATGTTGTTTCTGCAGTTGATGTCGGAATTTTAAATTGTAGGCGCTGAAATGCATGTGTGAGGTAGACAAGTTCATTCTTCTTGAACCAATCTCGCTCAGGTTGTGAAAGGTATACGTACTCAACAAGTAAATCAACTTGGATAGTTTTCGTATAAATTGAGGTTGTGAAAACGCTCGATGGGTTAAAAACAACTCGAAACTTCGGCGCTTCACGAAGAGCAATCAACGGAATTCCCTTTTTCAGAATAAGAAACGGCAAAGGAATGTGGTAGGAACTCAAAGCCGTTGTAGTTCCTGTGCCGACTAAATTCGACAGGGCACTTTGTTTCGCCTGAGGAACTTTAATATCGCCGAGCATGTACAGATTTTCACCATAGATGCGCTCTATGAGTTGGTCCTTGTACGACAATTCGATGCGATCAATCATTGCAGTTCCTGTACTTGGTTGCACGGTAGTTGGTGCATCTGACGGCCAAGTCACACGGAGATACATAGAGTGTGCCAGGTCACCCACCTTAGAAATCCATACTGTGATATCATCCCCCCAATGTACGTCTTTTGGAAATTGCAGACGTATCGTCTGTCGTGAGAATTGAGCTGGGAGATTCTCCATATTTACAAAGCAGAATTAAATAACAGTCCTCCGATCCCACCTTGGTAGCCGAGAACGTTAAACGATTTGCTGTACACTCGTAAGTACAGATCTGATGTTGGTGCCGATGCCAAAGTGACGTCCAGTACTGGATAGGCTATACGGGACATGTTGAGTGTCCCGGACGGATGAAGTTTCTCTGGATCCAATGAAAATGAGTACACGTTGACGTTACTGCTCGTCGGCATTGTCGTATGAGACTCAAAGGTTCGAATGTACCGTGTCATCACTTGATCGTCGTCGATGATAATTTCGTTATTCAGTCGAAGAACGATTCTACTGACGACACCCGGATCCTGTACGACGACCCACAACTCGCGTACAGGATTGATAAACTCAAGATTGAATGAATCATTTGTTCGTCCTTGTATGAATGTAAATTCATTGAGATCAGTCTGCCCATACATTGAAATTTGGTTGGTCGGAGGAGGGTTGTTGTACTTTTCATATTTCACGATGACACTTGTTGGGAGGTTGATACCAGACATTGTGACTGGATTATATTGAATAAAGTCCTGATATGTCCAGGTACCGTCAGGACTGGCATCAGGTTCCATTATATAAATATATCGAGAACCCGGGATAAATTTAAGACCCTGTACTGTTAACCAATACACTGGATCTGTATTAGCGACATTAGTCTTATGAGTAAAAAGTTTTATGTTCGGGTGAGACCCGTCTGAAGCGTTTGTTACATTATCTGGGAGAAAACTAATCCATTGCCATGAGTTTACATCATTGAAAGGTTTTGTTGTATCGTACACGTGCCACGTTGCTACTCTTGAAAAATCAGTTTCAGGAAAAACAACTTGTTGTTGAGCAGAATTAGTGTAAAAATACATATATTTTCCATCAAAACCACCCGCTGAACTAAATTCAAAATCATTCGCTCGTATTAAAGTGTCGTCAGTATAGAATTCCCACGAAGCATCTTGATTAATAGGTTTGGTGGTGTCATACCGTGAAAAACGTCCAGTCGAACCACGTGTAGAGCTAGAACCCGTATATAAATATCTTCCATCTGATAAAAATAGAGTATTATTTAACGGATTATAGGGGGATATCGTAGCGCAGTTTACTTGAGTATACGCAGATACAGTTGAAAAGTTTTGAGTATCCAGTTGTGCTATATAGGCACCTGAGGTTGCAAAATAAATATACCGCCCGTCGAATACAGGCGCAAAATAATAACCTGTATTTGTCAATTGCAGTGTATCATAGGTACCCGGATAGGCATCTTTTACAGAGGCGGGCAATCCAGAGGGCAAAACAGGGTATGTATATGATGACGCTGTGTTGAAACCAGCAAATGAATCATATCTGAGCCACATTAAATTAGTATGGACTCTGTTTCCGGGTATATAGCCATTACCCGTTCTTGTTGTAACTGAATATATTAACGTTGCTACAACAATAACATCTGTTCCACTTTGTGTCATTGAAGATATTATTTTTGTTGTAGGATATACATCAAATCCTCCAGTGGATGTAGTTACAGCGTATGTAGTCCAGAAGGCTTGGAGAGCTGCTTGGTCACCGGCAGATAATGGAGCTGTCTTGTTATAAAATCGATATGTCATGGTCCATATTGTTTGCGTTCCGTCGAGTGAACCGCTTACGAGACTTGTATACGTTGAACCAATTATGTAATAATTTATACCATATAAAAGATATACATATCGAGCATCACTGAGTATATAACCGATTTGATTGTTACCATCTCCGTATGGTGTACCTGGAAATGAGCTAAAAAAATTGTATGTACTCGTTGTCCATGGAGTGTTACTCACTGAAAGTAAAGTAGGGATGTCAGCTTTTATGAGATATCCACCCAACGATCTGTATATAGTATTTCCATTTGTGGTTATATATGTCCCATTGTAACTCCCACCTGGTGTCCATTTATAAAATGTTCTTGTATCTTCATTATAAATGCGAAATGATTCATCTGAACTTAATGGACCCATTATGATATAGTTTTTCCATCCTATAGCCCATTGTATATTAAAATTATTTGTACCGTCACTCGTAATTGCTTGAAGATTTGATGTTACGTAGGATGCTCCGTCTAAAAATCCATTTGATGTGATTAAATTTGAAGGAAGATTTTCAAATTTTTCAAACTCGATATTGACTCGAACATCTTGATTTTTGAGCGCGTTTATGCTTATCATATCCATGTCAAAGTTGAGACGAGTATAGTACTTTCTTGGTGCTACGATCGTCGACGTGTCATTTTTACCTTCGAGAATCGTGAGTCCGGCTTGATTCTCATATGGTACTCCGAGATCGTCTTCAATGAGCAGTCTTTCACTCGTCAAGCGATCGATCGTTTGACCACCGATTGTCAATGATGCGTTTTTTATGAGTCTACAAGCAATAGAGTCTTTGTACGAAAATCCAGTCATTGGTGGAGGTGTGAAACCCCGAATCCAACCAGCTTGTATAATTGTTAAGGGTGATGTTAATGTACCGTTTGTAAAATTGTATGCGGGGTAGCCGCTTGCATTGAAAAAATCTGGAGCACGGATGTCAAATCCCCAAAAGGAGGCACTGTTTTCGTTTTTGAAAAAGATGTTTGCGTACGTGGGTGACGTAAATACAAACTTTGAAAGGGTTGAATTAAAAGAAACTGAGATGTTTGAGTAGCCTACAAAGTTAGTAGCCCATGCATTTAAAAATTGCGTATTAAAATACCCAACAAAATCACCCGGTTGAATTGCGAGTGTATTCGTCTGAACGTAGATACCACCGTCAACTTGGTCAGAGTAAGAAGGATACACGTAACCAGGTCCCAAGGGGGTGTACAACTGAGGAAGAACAGAACTCACCGTGAGACGTCTTACGACATCTCCTTTAAAAGGTATCAGCGCCGATACAGAATCACCAAAGTTTACTTTAGAAGCATCGAACGGAATTTCAAAACTTTCGGCGATATATTCTTCCGTTGTAAGTGGTTTTGCAGAAAACAATGTATACTCTGGATTTTTGACAAATGTTCCACGCGTGTCTAGGTGAATAAGTGCACCTGACATGTCCTATGAAAGTACAGGGTTTTATTTTTGCTGCGTCTGTCACGGTGCGCAAAAAACCCAGTACAATACCAGGAAATGACCAATCTGCAACTCAAAAAGTTTGACCCGAGCAAGATTGGCGATGACAAGGTGTGTGTGTTTATTGGCAAGCGAGGCACAGGCAAATCGACCCTGGTGACTGACATCATGTATCACAAGCGTCACTTGCCTGTAGGGATTGTCATGTCAGGAACAGAGGATGGGAACCACTACTACAAACAGTTCATCCCAGACTTGTTCATCTACGGAGACTATAAGCGAGACGCCATCGAAAAGGTTCTCGAGCGCCAACGTCGAATCGTATCTGCAGGCGGTACATCGAGTGCGTTTTTGCTTCTGGACGACTGTATGTACGATAAGGCGTTCATGAAGGACACGTGCATCAGACAATGTTTCATGAACGGGCGTCATTGGAAAATCTTCTTTTTGTTGACGATGCAGTATTGTATGGACCTGAGTCCGGATCTGCGTGCCAATGTCGATTACGTCTTTGTACTTCGTGAGAATGTGATTCAGAATCGCGAGCGTCTTTACAAGGCATTCTTTGGCGTCTTTCCGACATTTGACATGTTTTGTCAGGTGATGAATGCCTGCACTGAAAACTACGAGTGTCTCGTCCTGGACAACACAAGCAAATCCAACAGAATCGAGGATTGTGTCTTTTATTACAAGGCTCCGATCCGCAAGGGGTTCCGAATTGGTTCAGATGCCATTTGGAAGTATCACCAACAGCATTACAACCCACGTCATGTATCAACGCCATTGTCGACTACAGGGACACCACCGGGGAGCTCCCGGCGTCCGGGTGTGACTGTGAAAAAGGTCTGAGACCAATGGTCTCTGCGCGCCCACGATTCTTAAAAGATTTCACGTGTGACAGTAGAAGAAATGCTTATCGAAAACCTTGATTTTGATGGGTCGAGTGACATTGCTCAGCTCATTCAACAGGAACCTCAGCCTCCTCAGCCACAAGGGGCGTTTGGTCCACCACCGGAACTTCAGCCAGAATTCCAGACGCGTACAATTGATCAACCCGAGTTATTTAAACCTGAAATAAAACATCCTCAAATAGAAATGGATTTCTCAACTCCAATTGCCGACGTCGTACCAAGTGCCGATTTTGACATGGGTGGCCCGTACAAGAACCCACAGAACCAGAAGGTGGTTGCACTGAGCCTGGACAATGCAGCGAGCGGCGAAAAGCCAGTGTCAAAGAACCCATTTGGTCTGACTGATGAGCAGTTGAACGCGACAATCGCAGGCATTGCTGCAGTCATCGCCTTCTCCAAGCCAGTTCAGAACAAATTGGCGGATCTGATCCCCAAGTTTATGAGCGACGCCGGCGACTTGTCAGCCACCGGCATGCTCGCAACAGCATTCATCGCCGCCGTTATTTTTTATATTACGCACAAGTTTATGAAGCCACAGAAGAAGTAAAAAAAAGATGTTCAAACGATAAATCGCGTTCAGGCTCGTTATCCATCCAGTAGACGATACGTTCCCTGAGAGTTTCAAGGCGTTCGTTCCAGTCTTCTTCGTCAGCTAGGGTATGATTTCTCGCCCAACAACTTCTAACGTTATCATACCCATCTGGGTTGAAGCGAATCATAACCATCGGTCTAGACCCTAGACCTTCAAAAATACTCATAAGTCGTCTGTTATTACATGATGTATCATACGACTTGTGCTGATTCTCGTCTATTTCAATGACGATTGTGTGACTCCCCATATCAACCACGAAATCAGGACGATAGAGGTGACATTCGACTCGTTTATCTTGGGTGAATGTGATATCAGGAAACGTTTCACGAAGAAACATACCGACTGAGTTTTCACGGGTTTTGTAATGAGATGGCTGTTCAGGGAACATGTATGCAAAACAACGTGAGCAATAGTCTCTACTTTTACCATTAACTATGATGATATCACACATAGGAGTTTTACAGCGTTTATTGAGTACGTCAATCATATTAGGCTGTTTGTGTTCGAAACAAAATCGACCTGTTCTCAACTCGTGTGAATTGTACACTGGAATTTTAAAACAACCTTCGTGTTCACATCGTTTACTCACTACGTTAACCATTCCTTCTTTCTTGTGAAAATTGCAATACAAACCCTTTTTTATATTAGGTTGGTTATATGACGCTCGTAGAGTACATCCCTCGTAATGGCAATGATTACTGATAACATTCACCATATTAGGTTCTTTGTGTGTTTTACAAAAACGACCCCGTGTTTCTCCACCTGTGTTATAGTTTGGTTTCTTCAGACATTCTGGAAACTCACATGGTCTTTCACGGACGTTTAACATACTTTCGAGTTTGTGTTTTGCACAATACTCCGGGTAAAGTATACCTAAATAATTGTAACACGGCTGTGTCTGACATGACTCGTATTTACATTTGAGACTGATAATGTTAATCATACCTTCTTCTTTGTGATCAACACAGAAGCGACCTCTTTTTAAACCAGGAATGTTAAATACAGAAACTTTTGTACATTGTTCACATCGGTCGTGTCTATTTCTACGTTCTGGTTTTGAATCTCCTTTTTTGCCTTTCAAACGACACTTTAAACACGTCTTAGTCTCTTTGCCAACTTCGTTTATGAAATTGGAAATGGACTGGGGGGCTCTTGAACAATGTGAGCATTTCTTCAAGTCCATGTTTTACTTATAGCTGGTTATCTTTATATTATTTTTTTAATTGCTGTACAGTTGCCCTGCCATACCATCCTTGATGCGCAGAACGTTGTAGTTCATTGCGTAGAAGTAGTTACCAGCGGCGCCAGAGAGTGTGCTCAGAGACACACCAGCTGGTGCGACGATACGGTATGTATCGATGCGTGAAAAGTTCAGCGTACCTGTTGGCTGAAGCTTTGACGTGTCCAGGCAGTAGGAAATCAGAGCCACGTTGGCAGTGGCGTTGCCGTGGTTGTAGCC